AGCTTCTGAAGCCAACTTATTGTTTCTAAATGGTCGTGAGGAACTATATTCCATATCTTTGTATAGTCTGCTTGAAGCATATGCACTACTTTAATTGACGCTTTGTAAAAACTTTTCTTATGTTTATTTATTAAATCACTACCTAACGCCCAAACAATCGCATCATTGGTATCATCTATAGAAACTGTACCAAACATACACAAAGGTTCGCCATTAATTAAAGCAGTCATTGTCTTATGATTATCTTGTAATGGACAATGCAAAGCTTCGGTTGGGTCAGCTTCGTGCAACCATATCTCACGCATATCTGTTTTGCGTAATCGAGTATGCAGATAATCAGCATGTTCAATTATACTTGGTACAATCTCTATTGGACCAATGTTACTTATTTCCATACAATCTACCAAAGCCTTGATTAACTTGGTCTATAAAATTGTTATCACGCTCTTTTGGATTCCAGTAACGTGGGTCTTTCATCATTGTAAGTAACTCAGCTTCACCTTGCATACCAGCTAATTGTCCTTGTCCATTAATAGATGAGCCTTTTAATTTATCCATAAGTATCTCTATAACTTCAATACCTTTAGCTGTAGAACCTAACATCTTTATTGCGTCCATATGTTCTTCACCAAAGTTTGCATTGGACCAAAGCTCAACTGCATTAACTCTATCTTGTGCATTATCTCCAAGTTCTTTAAACTCTGCTTCTATATCTGGCTGGTTTGCATTTAATGCTTTAACATACATATCAATACCAGTATTAAATTCTTCTTGGCTGTATCCATTTTCCCAAGCTTCATTAGACCACCATTGTAATAATTCATTTTCATTAGCTAGTTGTGGGTCAATAGATTCTGGAAGTTCATACTGTCCAGCACTTGCTGGTCTGCCTTCATTAAATTCTTCTTCAAGCTCAGACATAACTGTTGTTCTAACAGTATCTTCTGACTGTCCTAACTTACTTTCTAAATTTGAATAAGCACTTGCTAAATCTTCTGGTGTATTAAACTTTTCAGCCAACCATTCTGGTCTTGGATTATCTAATGGTGCTGGTTCTGTTTGAACATCAGGCACTACATCAGCTACAGTTTGTACTTGTTCTGCTACTTCATTCATTTGTTTTTCACTCCGTGACTATGATTAATTCTTCTTACTATTAATCCAACTAAGTATCTCTGACCTTCTAAATGTCTTAGTTCATTGTCGGATATATTTGCACCAGAGACAGCATCTATTGTTATGCTTCTAAGATATTGTAGAATTTGCTGACCACTTGGTGTACTAAACAATGATGCCATTTCGTGAGAAATTTTAACATCATCTTCTTGTTTTCTTTGAAAACCATCCATGGCTGTATAAGATGTTTGTTTTGTCATTGTTGAACTGGTTGCTCCATTCCTTGTTGTTGTTGCATTTGCATCATCTGTTGTGCCATCTGCTGTATCATAGCTCGCTGTTCTGGAGTTCTAATTAAGTTATCAGGAACGCCAAACTTTCTTGCTAAATATAATGATACTTCTTGCGAATCAATTAACATATTCAACATCTGTGGACCAAATCTGCCACCGACTAATTCAAGAAATCTATCTACAGATGCAACATCTGATTGTGCTTGTGCTTGTGCTAAAGGTGATACAGACCTTACCTTTACTTCTCTGCCATTAATAATTGGTATATTAATACGTCCTTGTTTCTTTAAAATATACACAACTCTTTGTAGAACTGGTTGTACCATCTCAGCTTGTAGCCTACCAAAAGCTGAACCAATCCTTCTTGATAGGTCAGCCATTCTTTCTGCAACTTCTGTAGCTGAAGCTGGTGTACGATTAGGGTCGCCTAACATATCATTATATAAAGCTCTCTTGATATTGTTTCTCATATCGCCAAGAACTAAATCAGCTACATCGAATCTACCAGCACTATTAATTGGCTGTAGTCCAGCACTTCCAGCAGACTTAGGAATGACAGTGCCGGGCAAAAGAGAAATAGAATCTGGGTTTATAATCCCATCATCTTCCATTTGATATATACCAGAGATTGCCATTTGTGCATTTTCTAATATCAACTCAACTGTTAGGTTAGTAGTTTTAATTGCAGAGAGGGCATTGATTAGAGGACCTCTTCCATATATTTCACCACTAGCTTTAGACCAGCGATAAGCTATAATAGGACACGAACCAATACCTTCATATCGTTCTTCAAGTATCTTTTCTTTTGTCATCATGTCTATGACACAGTAGAAATGAGCCATTACATTTTTCTTTGAGTAATCTCTATATACTACTTCCAGAATTTTTCTTTTATCATCTGGATTTTTTCTTGTTGCTTCCTCGAGTTTAGCAGAAATTTCTGCTCTCGGATACGCAATCTTAATTTCTCCAGCACGAATATAACGCTCTCTATAAATGTGGTCAATACTATCATCAGCTCCAACATCAAGTGTAACGTGAGGTAATGGAATAGCAGAAAAACGTATCGGACTAATTGCGTCACCTTCTTCACAAAGTAATACTCCTGTTCCAACAGCAAGGTCTAAAAATGATTCGTGTACTTCTTGTGCAAAGTTTGAGTTCTGTAACACTTCAAAGACATACTCTGTTACGTCTTCCAAGTCTGAGTTTACATTTTCTCTGCTTTCTTTTGGCACTTCAGAACCAGCCATAAAGTCAGCCCATCTTGCAAAGTTTGGAACCATTCCAGCTTGCAGTCTTGAAGCAAACTCTTGTACACCAACGACTGCTGTTTCATCAAATATCTTATCGTCCCTTCTTTGACCAGCAGATTCTTGATAAAAGCTTTCTCTTTGTGGCAAAGCATACTCATAACATTCTTCAAACAAGTCTACCCAGTTCTGTCTTACTGTTCTTGCTCTTTCATACTTTGAAAGTATTGTCTTAACTTTGTCATCAGTCGCTACATTTAAGGACTCTGTTGTGCTGTAAGTAATCATTTGTAAAACCCTATCCCTCCAGATTCACCAGAGATTAGTGAGCGTCTACCAACTTTACCACCCTGTACTTTAGATTGAAACATCTCAGCTTTCATTTTTTCTGCTTCTGTTTTTGCTTTAGCTTCTGCTTGAGCCTTTTCAACTTCTGGGTCTACCTTTGGCTCTGGCATAACCATTTGAGGTCTTCTAAAAAAACACATTGTTATCTCCTATAATCTCGCCCACATACCTTGTCGTCTAGGTTTTGGTTTTCTTTTAAATACATCATAATCTTTTTTAGCATTAAAAACTTGCATTGGCTTCTGATTATTTATTAATTGTCTACCTTCACCAGCACCCAACATAAGATATTGTAAAGCATCATGTATATGTGAATACATATTTTTATCTGGTTTGTCACTATATCTTTCACCAGATACTTGTACTCTTCTATATTGATACCCACCTTCAAAGCCTTTAATAATAGTTCTGCATCTAAAATCTATTAACATTCCAGACTTACCTTCTACCATATTTGTTAAGGCTTTGTTGACTGCTTCTGTTCTGAGCGTGACGTCGTTGGACGACGCTGGGAGTGCTTTGAGTCCACAACCTCTAAGGATTTGGAATGGCGTTGACTCGTCCGTCTGCGCCCTGAAGTCACCAGATGGGTCGCCATAGATAAGGGCATCTTGGGAAGCATACTTTGTTGCTAACTCCTGTCTAATTAATTCTGCAAATCTTACAATCCCCATATCAAATGCAACTATCTCGGATTGTAATAACCATCTACCTCTTACCTTTTGACCAAATACACACGCTGGTGTCAAGCCAAAATCTATTCCAACATATACTGGTAGACCTGTTGCAACATTAATTTCTTCTTTAGATACGTGAACATCACTTGCAAACATTTGATAAACTGGTTTACCTTCTTGAATTGTTCCCAGCTTGTTCATTACATATACATCAATCCAAGATTTTGTTTTACCTTTTACTGTATTAGAGTAATAGCTTTTAATAAGGTTAGATACATTCTCTGCTTTTGGATTAGGTCTGTAATCATCTACGCTTCCGTCTTCCAGTTTCTTTTCAAGCATACCACTAGGCTGTGTCCAGAACTTCCAGTTGTCTGGCTTGACTAACATTCTTATTTCTTCTTTTGGTATGTGGTCTGGAGCTGGAACTTCACCAGACATTATTGACCACCAGTGGTCTTCTTCTGGTGCGTTGGTGTCACATATAACCCCTGACCAACTTGGACCACCTTCACGCATTGAAGGGTATCGACCAACACGCATAGTACAAGCATCAATAATAGACTTGGGCAACTCACGAGCTTCATTAATCCATACCCCTGTAAGTTCGAGCGATAGTAATTTTTTAACGTCCTCTGGTCTATCAAGTGCAAGAAATAAGACTTCAAGTTCAACTTCACCTTTCTTAATAAAATGAGTATAAGGAACCTCCCAACGAAAGTTTCCCCAAGCATTTTCTGGAAACCAGTCTAGCCACGTTTTGATTGTCGTCGTTCTGAGCTGAGGGTTGGTATTTCTAATAATCGCCCACCGTGATTTACGAACACCCTTTTCGTTTTTCTTTTGTTCCAATGCTCGTCTGAAGACTTCGACACAACACGCCACCGACTTTCCACTTCCAACTGGACCACGTAGACCTCTGAAGAATGAGTCATCTTTCATAAACTCCTTTATTGTTACGCCATCTGGCTTATACTTAAAGGTTGTCAATATTGTTGTCCTTGCCTACCTTCAATAATTTTTCTACTGTCGCAGGACCCAGCACAGCGATAAACTTATCTGCTTCTCTATCGGTTATAAATTCTTTTGGGTAGTGCTG